TGATCTAAAAAGATAAATATCACTGCAAATGAATGCTTTGATTGGTGCTGGAATGGTGCGGAATGGTGCAAAACTTGGAAACGGAGGCCTGAAGTGAAGACAAAAACGGTTGAAGAGCTGCTGCAATGGGCCTTCGTCCATGAATTGCCCAAGGGTGGCGGTGTGGACGGGCTGGACAATGCGAATTCGGCCTGGCGCATGCTGCAGGCCTCGTCATGGGGAAAGATCACGGCCTTTGCCGAACTGATGGCGATGGTCGATGTCGATCGCGGCGGCGGCAATTACCTGATCGAGCAGGGTGAGCCGCATCCGGATGCGCTGGCGATCGGTCAGGCGGTCTCCGATCTCGCCTTCTGCGACGTGGTCATACCGCAAGGCTGGAACGCGCTTGCCGACTGGCCGGACGATGACGGGCTGGTGATGCCTGCGGTCGCACGGGCGGTCGAGCGTTACGAACTGCGGCCCGTCATGCGCCGCCGCGCCGGCATCGTCAGCCTCGTTGTGGGCACGGCGATCCTCGGCCGCGAGCCGATGTGGCAGGCCGAGCCGTCAAAGGTGCGCATGATCCAGCGCGGCGGAAAACCGGCTTGGTTCGTCACCAGACGGATGACGGATGAATTCGGGCGCAAATACGAGATGGAGGTGGATGGCTTCAATGTGCGCTCGCAGCGCCCGGCGCGCGGTGCCTACAGAAAGTTCGAGTTCTCGGATGATCCGACCGGCGACGTTCTCTCGCGCCTGGACTGGCAGATATGGGTCGCTTCGCTGCAATCGGTGGGCGCGGCCATCGCCGACAAGTTGGTCGCGCATCGCATCGCGCGGCTGGATCGCTCGATGACGCCGTGGCTGGGTGAGGATATTGGCGGGGTCACCCTTGTCCCGGCAAGAGAGGGGCAAGGGTCAAAAAAATTTGCTGCCGCCTGTTGACGTGCGGCAGAAAGTTGACATACACCTTGTCACGGATAAAAAGCTTCCAACCCGCCCGGGCAACCGCGGCGGGTTTTTCATTGGCCGGAAGCCCAAAAGATCGCGGGGAGGCTGTCATGACTTGCGCTCCTGTAATGGGGGCATTGAATGTTTGATGCCGACGCCAGCGATTTCGTCCATCTGAGCCGGGCGATTGCCCGCCTGCCGGAAGATATCAAAGTAAAGGCCATGGCCCGGGCCATGCGCCGCGTGACCGATACGGCGCGGTCGAGGCTGATCAAGCGCCAAGCGCCGCGCATCAAACTGCCCGCCGGCGTCATCCGAAAGCTGACCACTGCGCATTTCAATGCCGGAGGCAACACGCAAGAGGTCATCGTCCGGTCGGGCTGGCAGCCGCTCTACAAACTTGGCGCTACGCAAACCGCCAAGGGCGTCACTGTGAGGCTGCGAGGGTCTTATCGTCATGCCTTCCTCGCCACCATGTCGAGCGGACACCGTGGTGTATTCCTGCGGCAGGGTATGAAGAGCACGCCGATCCGCGAGTTGTTCGGCCCTAACCCGGCGCACGACATCACGAACAACGAGGAGGTCTACCTGCCTCTCGTTGCCGAAGTCGTTCAGGACGTGCTTCTGCCTCGGTTCCTTCACGAACTGGGGCGCATCCTGCCCAAGTGAGGCGGGGCGTGGGCACCCCCGGGTCTAGGGACCGTATAATGGATTTGCCCTCCTGCGGGCCGGGGCGACCCCGGGTTTCCGCTAGTCGCACCGCCGAAAAAGTTGGGTTGTCAGGGTTGTCAGCGGCATAACGGAAGTTGTCAGGATGCCGTCTGAAGAAACCGTGATGGCGACGCCTGCCGAAGTGGCCGCGCGCGACGGGGTTACCAAGCAGGCGGTGACGAAACTCGTGCGGCGTCTGGTCGAAGACCATGACTTACCGGTCGAGCGTGACGCGAGGGATCGCATCGTCCGGTTTTCGCTGGCGCATTACGACCACTATCGCGGCGAGTTCGCCAGTTCCGAGAAGGTGGCGGCGGCGCGCAAGGACGCTCCAGCGGTCCAGCCTGTGAATTCCAGCACGTCGCGCGACGAGGCTCTGCGGCAGGAAGCCTGGCTGAAGGTCGGCCGTGAAAAGATCAGGCGGCAGGAGCAGATCGGCCAGTTGGTGCGGGCCGATCGCATGCGCGACGCGCTCACGGTGTGCGGGCGGGAAATCCAGTCGAGCATCGCCCGCCTGCAGAACAAGGCCGACGACATGGCGCTGGCAGTTTCGCGCGAAGGTTCGCACGGGTTGCGCGTGCTTTTGCGGCAGATCGCGTTCGACCTGAACACGGAAATAGCGGACAGCCTGGGCGCCATCATCGAGAAGGCCGCCGAACACGACGACGCGCTCGAGGACGAGGATCTTTGAGTATCCATGTCGGGCCGGGCCATCCCGGAGCGCTGCGCCTCGCTGCAATGGCCCTTGCCGAGGCGATCAGGCCGCGTCCGCCGGCGCGCTTTCGCGACTGGCTGCCGAAGAACATCGTCCTGGTCGACGGGCCTAAGAAGGGAGAGTTGTGGGCGCTGGAAGATGCGCCCTATCTGGGGGACATAGCCGACTGCCTGAGTGTCGAACACTCCTGCAACCTGGTGACGGTGCGCAAATCGCAGCAGACCGGTGTCTCAATCCTCGCCCTTGCATGGGCGCTCTACATCGCGGACACCGCGCCGGACAACACGATCTATGGCCTGCCATCGATCGACTTCCTGCAGGACATGAACAGCCAAAAGCTGCAGCCTCTCATCGAGGCATGGCAGACAGAAACCGGCAAGAAGATCATCTTCCCGGCAGTCTCCCGTTCCGGTGCAGGGTCAACGATCTACGAGAAGCGCTTTGCGGGCGGCTCGCTGATGCTGGCGAATGCGAACGTCGCGACCGACCTGTCCGGCAAGACGACGCGGTACGGGGTGAAGGACGAGGTCTCCAAGTGGCAGACCCATGTCAACGGCGACGATCCGGAAACTCTGTTCTTCGGCCGTTTCACGGCATTTCGTAGAACGAAGTCGTTCAAGATATTCGAGCTTTCGACGCCGGAAATCGATACGGGCGACGATCTGGGAGATGCGCCTGGCCACTGCCGCATCGACCGGTCGTTCAAGCGTTCCGACCAGCGCTTCTGGAATATCCAGTGCCCGGAGTGTCACGCGTGGCAAAAGCAGTTCTATGAGAATTTCATCCTCGACCGGGAGCACCCGCACCGTTCGCGGTACCAGTGCGAGAACTGCAACCACGAAATATCGGAAACCGAGCGGGTAATCGGCGTTCGCAACGGACGCTACATCGCGACGGCGGCAGGCCCGGATCGTCATCCAGGCTTCCATGTCGACGCCTTCGATTCTCTCATGATGAGCTACGAGGCGATCGCCGAGGACGTGCTCAGCCATGTGAAACCGGGCGGCCTTGGCGAAAAGGGCGTTTACAACCTCGTGCTGGGTTTGCCGGCCAAGGTAAAGGGCAACGCGCCCGAATACGAACGGCTGATGGAGCGGCGCGAACCGTTCCCGGAAATGAAGGTTCCGGCCGCCGCCCTGATCCTCGCTGCCGGGGCGGACGTGCAGCATAACGGCATCTGGTCCGTCGTGCTTGGCTTTGGTGAGGATCGGCAGAGCTGGGTTCTGGGCGTCCGCTTTTTCGAAGGCGCCACGGACAACATCCTCGAAGGCGCATGGGTCGAATTCGACAGGTTCTTCGCCAAGCCGATCGAGGATGCGTTCGGAGGCGAACGGCGGATCGAGGCGTTGGCCGTCGACGGCGGTGACGGCGGGCGCACCAACCAGGTGCTCGAATGGTGTCGCCGACGCCCGAATGCCTACGCCATCAAGGGCGTGGGCGGCCGAGGCATTCCAGCGATCAGCGTGCCGGCGAAGAAATCGGTCACCAAGCGGGGCAAGCGCAAGCGCTTCGGCAGCGCCATGCTATGGCCGGTCGGCACCTGGGGCCTGAAGTCGGAACTGTTCGCCAACCTGCACAAGCCGGGGTTGCGTTCCGGTGAGCCTGCCGATCCGCCAGGCTATGTGCATTTCGGCGAGTTCCTGCCGAAGGAGTATTTCCTTCAGCTCACGGCGGAAGCCTTCGTTGCCGAGGTGGTGCGCGGGAAAATCCATGAAGAATGGAAGGTTCTGCGGCGCGACAATCACTGCCTCGACGCACATGTCTACGGCATGGCCATGGCCGAACTGCTCGGCCTATCGACGATGAAGGCGGACGACTGGGCAGCACTGCGTGAGCGGTTAGGGCCGAAGGCGGAGCCTGACCTGCTCAATGGTCTGCGCCAACTCGCACAGACAACAGAAGCCAATCCGGCAAAGCCGGTGGAAACGAACAATGACGAGGCATCGAAAGCCCGTCGCCAGAAGTGGAAACGGCGCACATGAGCGACAAGCCGCGCATAAGGGTTAAGGCGGGTGCGCAAGTTGCGCCCAGCCTTGCGCCTGATCGCCGGCCTGCTCCGCAGGCGTCTTACCTGCGCGACAGCCGTTCGAGGATCCTTTCGACACGTGGCGCGTCATTGCGTCATCACCGCGAGGATGTTCGCGTCGCCTGGCGGCGGGCGGCCGGTCTTGCAATGGACATCATCCAGAATTCAGGCCGGTTGCGGGGTGCGGTCGACCAGGTGATTGCCGACACCGTCGGCGTCGAACTGCTCCTCAACCCGCTGCCCGACCTGTCGAAGTTGGGTTACGACAAGAAGGAGACGGACGAGTTCGTCAAGCTTCTGAAGACCGAGTGGAAACACTGGGCGTGGAACCAGCGCGAATGCGACCTCAGGGGCAAGCTGATTGCGCCGCAGATGATCGATATCGGCTTGCGGCACGATGTCGTTTACGGCGAGGCGCTTCTTCTGATGGACTACATGCCGGCAGGGATGCGCCGCCGCTACGGAATCTCGACCGGCACCAAGATGTGCCTGACGACGCCAACCGCGCTCGTGCAGGATAGCAGCACGTTCGAAAATCTCTATCAGGGTGTCATCCACGACGAGAATACCCGCCCACATGCATATCGGCTGGCCGAGAAAGAGGACGGCATTCTCGTCAAGCGGGATCATCGTGCCTATGACGGTGACGGCCGGCAGATGGTCGCGCATGTGTTCGACCCGGTCGACAGCGGTGACGTTCGCGGCATATCGCGGCTGGTGGCTGCATTCCGCGAATATCTCCAATGGGAGACGCTGGTCGATGCGACGGTGCAGGCGCAAATCTTGCAGACCGTCTTCGCGCAGGTGCTGACCAGCGAGAAATTTTCAGCGGAGGCATTCGAAGCGCTCGATGCGCTGGGTGAGGCTCAGGAAGACAAGAAGCTACGCGACGAATATCGCGATTATTTCCTCAGCACGTTGGACAACGCAGCGGAAA